GGGTTAAAATAACGTACAATATATTAAACAGTGCCACTAAATTTAACATGTTCAAACCTACAATAAAACATTATCTTTCGTCTCAGGTGAAATCCAGATTTATATACATATCCCCAGCAGAGTGGGACATTGCTCTATTTCTTCCTATGGCAGATTTCGGTGGAGTTTCTAAGAACAAGGTATATGCTGATTCACGCAAAATTATAAGAGGGGGTAAATAATGGCATTTAACATAAGTCAATTCAAGTCCGAAATGGACAAATTCGGTGGACCAGGTCGCGGGCATCTATTTGAGATTACCATATCTCCTATAGGTGGAGGTACAACTAGTTCGACGGACGACAAAAAAATCAATCCGGCACAATTCTCATTCTTTTGTAAGACTGCTTCAATACCAGCAATGACATTAGAAACAATGGAATACAGTGCGGTCGGTCAATTGAAGAAACAATTTGCGGTTGGAGTTGCAACTGAACCTGTAAGCACAATCTTTATGTGTGACTCAGATCATCAAATTGTAAATTTCTTTCATCAGTGGTTTCAGAAAATAGTAAATCACGGTTCGGGCGGCGGTGCCTTTGATGAAGTGAATGATAGATTGCCATACGAAATTGGGTACAAGGATGAATACACAACTGATATAAGTATAAAACACTATTCTACTGAATCGAATATAAATAAGTTTTATGAGGTTATCCTATATAATGCCTATCCCAATGCAATCGGTGATTTAGGTCTTTCATGGGAGGAAAACGACAGTTTCCTAACTTTGCCTGTATCTTTTTCATATGACAATATAAAATTCTCAGGCACAAAAACGGGTACGCCAGATTCTAGGTCCTCGCGAGGGACTGGATTGCTGGATTCTCTAGGTGCACTTGCTGGGTTTGGAAGTGTTGTAAAACAGACAATAGACCAAGGTTTAAGGTTTGACACAATACAAGATGCAGTTAATAGAATATCACGAGTACGAAATTCATTTGATAATTTATCAGACAAAATATAACAGGAGTTTTACATAATGCCATTACCTAAAATTGATCTTCCTATTTCAATATTGACGTTGCCTTCAACTGGCGACAAAATAAAATACAGACCATTTACAGTGAAAGAAGAAAAGATTCTTTTGGTTGCCCAAGAATCCGATGATGCTGAACAAGAAATCCTTGCAGCAAGACAAGTTGTTAATAACTGTCTTATTGACGTTGATGTTTCTACGCTGGCAATGTTTGATTTAGAATATGTTTTGCTTATTCTTAGGTCGCGATCAGTGGATAATACCACATCGTTTTCTATTACGGACCCAGATACTGGCGAAGTTGTAGAACTGACTGTAGACATTGAGCAAATACAACTCTTACGTAATCCTGAGCATACGAATCAAGTTAAGATAAACGAACAATATACACTGATTTTAAAATATCCTACAATAGATGAATTCGCTCAGATAATTACACTTGATTTCGACGACCCGTTGTCTAATTATTTCATTATGGTTTCGTGCTTAGAATCAATTGTCTCAGATGATGAGTTGCACAACTTTGCTGATTACAATCGTGAAGAAATTGATCTGTTTATGTCCGACATGACAGGTGATACCATCAAAGGCATTCAGAAATTCTTTAAAACGATTCCGGTGCTTAGACATGAAATGAAATACACGAACAAAGAAGGTACCGAAAAAACATTCGTAATCGAAGGCATAAGAAGTTTTTTTATCTAGCGCTGAGTCATATTAATCTATCTAATTATTATCAGATGGTATTCTCTTTGGTTCAGCATCACAATTGGTCTCTTAACGATATAGAGTCCATGCTGCCCTACGAACGTGAACTATATTTTACAATGTTAATCAATCATATAGAACAACAAAAAGAGAATCAAAAAAATGCCTAATGAGAACATTTCAGCAGAAACAAAAGCGATAATTGATAGAATTAAACTTGAAGGTCAGTACGTAAGAAACGGCGGCAAACATTCAATAAAAGAAATTAATCAGAACATAAAATATACCAATATGTGTCTTGAAAAATTCAAAGGTGTGTTTGCTGAGATAGCATTTTCAACAAAATATACGTCTAGGTTGTTATATGACTCAGCAGTCAACGACCAGAAATTTAGAGAAGTTGAAGATTCTAGAATAGAACAAGCGAATGAAGCAGCAAGAAGACGGAGTGATAATGAAGAAATTAATCCACCGACCGAAGCACCTGCAAGTAATAACAATGACGAATTAGTCAAAACGTTTTCTGATAGATTAAAAGAATTTGCTGGAAAGGGAAAGGAAGCGGCAGGCGGCATATTGGGTTTGTTTAAAAATATTGCAGTTGCTGGTGCTGGTTTGTTTGTTGGATATAACATATTAAAAGGATACATCGACGCAAAATATAACGGTGCGTGGTCTGCGTTTGAGGTGAAAGCAGGCAATTGGTTGAAGTCTGCGGTGGATGCTGATTGGGGTAATATCAAAAATATTGCCTTAGCGCTTGTCGGATTCAGCGTATTATCAAAAACATTAGGGATTGCCAATATCGCATTGTTGGGAATTAAGGGAGCAGTAGGTGCTGTAAGATTGGGTTTATCTGCATTCGGTGCGGGCGGTGGAAGTCCTGCGGCAGGTGCGGGCGGTGGTCGAGGTGCTCCTACGCCGGGCGGTGGAGGTATCGGACGAGCAGCAAAAATGATATTACAGCGTGGTGGATTTGCAGCAATCGGTGGAGCAATGTTTGCTTATTCCGAAGAAATATCCGATTTCATGCGTTCTAATGTTGCTGGAATGGATGCCAAAGAAATCGCAAAAGCAAAAAAAGAAGGCGGTGACGCGGCAAGTATAGCAACTGATGTTGCATCGGGTGCAATGATAGGAATGATGTTCGGTCCCAAGGGCGCTCTTATCGGTGCTGCATTAGGTGGGGCACTCGGAATAGGCAAAAAACTATATGCAATCATAGACGATTCTATTAATGATACTGGTGACATAACAAATGAACTTGAAGAAGCAATGGACAGAAAGAAAGTAGCAAGTAGATTGCTCATGGAAAGAACAAAGCGCGATTTGACAAAAATAGAAAAAGATGCCATAAAAGCATATGAAGAAGATCAGTCCATATCGAGTGTTGCAATGCAAGAAAAGAGCAGATTAAGAAAAGAAAGACTAGTCGTTGAAAAAAGCATAGCAAAAAATAAGGCAATCATTGCGAATCCTACAGCAGCAGATATGGAAAAGCAACAGACTGGCATTTTCGGACGTTCAACTGGTGTTGAAATTGCCAATAAAGAAATAGAAAAATTGACGTTAGAACTAGCAAAATTAAACAATCAATCTAAAACAATTGACGATTTGAAATTGATAAAATTACAAGACTTGGGTGCACCTGGTTCTGGTGTATTGTCTCCACAAGTATTAGATGAAAAAGCAAAAAAGTTGGAGTCTATGATCAAACCTATTCCTAGAATGAATGAAGAATTTTCTTTGAGGGTTAAGAAAACAACTGATGGGAGTAAAGGTGGGACTGTAAATGTTATAGATAATTCAACTGTAACAGGCGGTTCTCAAATATCGTCTAATCAACGAGGTGGTGACACGAATACGATTGCTGCGTCATATGGATTGGGTGGATCATCTCAGTCCAGTGTGTATGGAGGTTCTTGGTACCCAGGCGGTGTTTAAAAAAAACGCCTTTCGGCGTTTTTGTCTTATTTGTCCGTCGATCCAAATCCACCGTCTCTGGTGGTCTTTTGTTTTGGCGGTTCATCAATCTGAGTTATATCATAAGCAACATTGCGTTCTAATTTGCCTTGTGCAAGTTTCACTGCGTCGTTTATTACAATCAAACTGTCTGTGATATTATAGAGCATGACAAATGTTTCATTAACATAATCACTATCAACAATACCCGTTCCATTCGCAAGCAACAAACCGTTTTTCAATGCAACACTAGAACGCACATAAAGTTTTAAAACATAACCTTCTGGTATATCAAATATCAATCCGGTCGGTACCAAGATTCTGCAATCTGGGTGAACCTGAACACCTAATTTACCTGCGATCATTTTAACAGGAACGTCAACGCGTTTATTCCAGTTGTTGTATGTGGTAACCTTGTCACCTAATTTCAATGCCGAAGATAAATCAAAACAAGCAGACCCATCAGTTGCTTTTTCAGGTAAGGTTGCAGCGTCACTTTTCTTATATACTTTTAACATAATTTATTTTTTACCTATATTGTATTTTACTGCCAATTCCCAATCTGCTTTATCTTTAAATGAAATTATTTTAATTTGACTTAATGATGCAGTAAGGTCTTCTGTTTGTTTTGGATTGACGATTTTAAGCAATCCCCATTCCGCTAGTAAATTAACTATCGTATTCCTTCTTGCCTTGTCTTCTTCCGTAAAGGTATTAATTTTACCGTCGAGTATAAACAATTCTTTAAAATGTAAAATTGCATATCGACCTTTTTTGTGAAGTATGTGGCATGATTGAAAAAGTTTTTTCTCTTGTCTAGCAGAGATTCCTATACGAGTTAATGTTTCTTTTACTTTAAGAAATGTATCTTGTGTCGGTAGTTCTATCTCAATTCCTACTCCTCTGAATATGTCTTCGTTTAATTCCATGATTATCACCTTAGTTATTATAATTTTTAATTACAAGAAACTCTTAGAGTCGTTTTCAATTATTTATCATAATAGAATTCTAGGCACCACCCGTAATCATTTTCGCATGAACAGTCTTTAATTGTTCTGGTGTAAGTGCCTTCAAGTACATTTTCGCAACAACTCTACTGCATTCGTACACATGCTGAATAACATCAAGGTCAGCATCTTTTGAAAGTTTAGGCCAACCAGACCAACGTTTGCGTTTACGAAGTGCAGTTCTGTAATAGTCAAATTGGGCACCTGCAAATAGATGGTGCCTGATATTCATTTCATTTGCATGTAAAATCGCATCTTGAAAATTAGCAAAACCTTTGTTCGTGATGAAGGCATTATATAATCCTTCCGTATGTTCAGGTTGGTCACTTGTTCGTATCAAATCAATTTTAGAATCGGATGCAGCGTTCATAAAGTCAAACGGTGATAACTCTTTCGATTCTTTCTTTTTTTCTGATTTAGGTTTCTTGGGTAATGATTTACCTTTAATCTTCGACACCATTTTTAACGTCCTCCAGTGCTTCTAACAATTCATTGAATGGACCTGAACATTTAGGACAAGCAAATATTTCATGTTTGCCCTCTGCTGTATCCAGTGTTATCGTCGATGCCTTATCTTTTTTCGTCTTGTTACCACAATTAAAGCAAGATGGTTTTGAACTGAAAAGACCGAACATTATTTAAACTCACATTCAATCATTATTTCTGTGAGAAACGCGACCATGTTAATCTCTGGGTCTGCGACGAAACCTGCCTTATACATGTAGTCAGCAAGTGTTACAACAAAACCAGGCATTGTGTTATGTTCTACGCGACTCCCTGCTTCGTCATAAATGCGTCTAAACATTTCATTCATGTCTTGGTCTGAATTTTGAGCAACCCATTTACGCATGTTAGTAAAATCTTTTGCCTTCAACAATTTGAACATTTCGGTGATTGATTCTTCTTTGAAGTTAACCAATACACCAGCATCGATTTTACCAGATGCAGCATACGTTTGCAATTCTGTTAGGACACGACGAAAATCTGGAAAATGTTTTTCGATTACCTTACCGACAACTGCTTTTTCATATTCAACACCTTCTAGGTCAAGAATCTGTGTGACGCGTTTAAAGAATTTAAGAGCAAGTTTTGGTCTGTCTTTTGATTCGATAGAAAAATCAACTTGAGACAAACGTGAGCGTAATGCTTCTTTTACTTTGTTCTTATAATTACATGTAAAAATGAAACCACAATTCGAAGAATATTCTTCGATGAAGTTACGTAGTGCTGGTTGCACACTGTTAGGGTTTAGATAATCTGCTTCGTCAAAAATAACATATTTACGTCCACCCATCAAAGATTGTGCTGACGCGTATGTTGATATTTCATAACGTAGAGTGTCGATGTTTACGTTTAACGAACCGTTTTTTACGATGTAATCGCAACCCATTTCTTCGAGCATTGCTTTTGCAACAGTCGTCTTTCCACAACCTGGACCGCCAGATAATAGTAAATTAGGAACTGAATCATCGTCTACGAATTTTTGAAATGCTTGTTTTGTTTTATCAGGTAGGATTGTTGCTTCGATTGTTTGTGGTCTATATTTCTCGACCCATAAAGTCTCATTCAGTTTTGCTGTAATTGGTGCAGTCATAATATATAATTCCATAATAAAGTTATTTTTTGTTAAGTACAATGCCATTTTCTTTGACGTACTTATACGATTTTTTTGCTAGTCTTCTTGCTTCTGTAATGCTGACATATTCAATGCCATCTAATAATATCTGCTGAGATTTTGAATTATCTTTACCAAACATACCATATCTAGGATTACCTTCCCCAGCATATGAGCGTCTGTTTTTCATCCCTTCAATCCAGTTTTCAGATTTCGAGGTATCACCACCTTCACCTCCTTTCGTCATATTGTATTCTGGTTTCAATTTGCTTATCCATAATGCTTCATCTTCGTTTAAATTACCGTCCTCTTGTAAAGTTGAGACACTGAAATTGTCTCTACCGTATTTTCTCATTGCCCTATGTAAGTGACTGTCACTAGAAACGGAAAGTATCTTGTGTCTTTTGAATCTATATTCAGCGGTAAGACTGGTGTAACCTACATATGTATCTTGTGTTATGTCATTAGTGATTAAGTATATCATTGTTATTCTCTGCATTATAAACATTTATTTATAATATTCGGAACTTCTCAATACTTTTCAACACCAATAAAGGTTGAATGCCGTCACATTAAATGAGACGGCATTCGGCACTGATATGTTTTTTCTATTTAACTAGTTTCTCCTGCAATGGACCTTCAGGTTTACCTTCTTCGGTCTTCTCGTTTTCTTTCAAAAACGTTTCCAATTTGTTTCGGAGTTGACCTACACCCATCATTTCAGAACCTTGAATCGCACCGCGTTGTGAAACAACGTCAATAAGTTGTACCATGCTTGCCACGTCGCCTAATGTGATTGTAATTGCGTCTTCATTCATTTTTAATTTATCCTTGTGTGTAAGTAGATTTTGAATCGATTGCCACGAAGTATGTGGCGTTAGTACCTGCAAATTCTGATATGCCTTTCTTTCCTGTCTTGGTTTCGGTCAAGGAAATAGTTACACGGTAGTCTTGCGGTAATAATTTTAGATTGTCAGTTTTAATAACAATCTGAAAGTCGTCTGGAGTATTCCCAATCTCAACGCCGTAGTCGTCCGAACCTTTCGAAGCGCTGTCTATTGCTTTGAGATAGACTTTTCCATTTTCACCGACAAAAGCAATCTCAGTAAATTGTAAAACACCTGCCGCTTTTAATACAGACTGCAAATCTTCCCAATTAACTTCAACGACAATGTTTTCTGACGGCAATTTAATTTCTTTATCAGGTGGAACAATAACCATTGATATATCAGCATATACATATTTTGTTCTACGCTTACCTTCTTTAATGATAAAATTTCTATCTTCAAATTCAATTTCTGGGTCTTTGTATAGACTTAGAATTGACAAAAAACGTGACATATCATAAATGCAAGCATTCGCCGGAATCTCGTCTGGAATCGTAGCAGTTGCCATTACAGTCTTTTGTGGACTGATTGTACGCAATTCGAACCCAGGTTTAAAAACGACTGATGGATTGATGATTGAAAAATTCTTTAAGATGGTAAGAGTTTGTTCTGATAATTTCATATTGATTCCTGTTCATAATTTAGTTGTGTGCATTTGCACAGTGTGTTATCTCTTTTCTTGGTAGCCATTATAACATGTTTTGCTACAACTGTCAACCCTTTTCTGCATTTATTTTTTCAACATTAACAAAATAAAATTCGATGCCGCATTCAGAAAAATTAGCAATTGTCTTTTGTTTTTCTTCTTCCCAACGAACTGATAGAATATACGGGTCTTCCATGACAACTTTCTTTATTCCGGCAGATATAACACCCAATGAACATTTAGAACATACGGGCAATCCCCAGCAATAAAGTGTCGAGTTGTCTAGTGATATTCCATTTTTTGAAGCATTGTATATTGCATTCATTTCAGCATGTACAATGAGTTCGTTTTTCATTTCACGACTATTTAGTCTTTCCGCAGTATCTCGCATTCCTTTAGGAAGTCCATTATATCCAGTAGAAAGAATAACGCGGTCGTGATTGACAATAACAGCACCGACCTTTTTAGACGGGTCTTTGCTCCATGAGGCAATTTGTTCCGCTAGTTTTAAAAACCGTACGTCCCATTTGTTGTTCATCGTTATACCTTAAAATCAAAGTTGACTTTCTGTTCAACTTCACGCGGCAAAAGTTCACCATATGAATTACGTATGTCTTGATTCACACGAACAACTTCAGAAAGCACAGTAAAATCTGTATCCTGATTCGCAGCAAATTTAATAAATGCCGGGCAATCTTTTGCAAAGCAAGCAGAACCAAATCCTTTCCTGCCGTCGTGACCAGGTATCATTGTGTGTGAATGACCGATTCTAGTATCAGTGCCTATTGCATTACGTATCGTATTGTAATTACCGCCAAACTTTTCGATTATGTCATGGAACTGATTAAACCACAATACTTTTGTCGCAAGAAATGAATTCATTCCGTATTTGACAAACGATGCTTCCGATGCAGTCATATGATAAACAGGGCAAATTTTGCATGAACTAAAATCTTTGTATATCTTTTCAAGTAAAGTAGTATTCTCTGACGTTCCACCAAATACGTGCATGAACGGATTAACAAAATCTTGGTTCGCGTTGTTCTCTGTCAAAAATTCTGGACAATATACTACGCGAGGGTGACATGCCAATTCTTCGACGATATCCGGCACGACCGTAGATTTGATTACAACAATTCCATCAGTAATCATAAGAAGGTCATTCACAACTTGTCTCAAAATCGAGGCATTAATACTTCCATCAAGACTCATTGGTG